GTCATCCATTATTTTTGATACGTCCATTAAAGATGTGAGTATCATTCCTTTTTTTGCACCAAAAAATAAAGTTGTTATCAGACCTTCCGCTAATATAGATCCGGCTTGTCCGTTTACTGTTCCGAGCAAGCCTGATACCGACCTATTAAGAGCATGTATTGATCTAGACAATCCTCCTATCAAATCTCCGCCAAGAGACTTAAGCCCATCTACTAATCCCGACATAGAATTTCTTAAAGAAACTACAGTTTCTTTATTTTCCCACAATACTTCACCTAACTTTCCTAAACTTAATACTGCATTTTCAGCAATTGTTAGAAATTCATCAAACCCGGCGTTCAATACTTTTAAGAATTTATCTAGTCCCTCATCAGATAAATCATCAAGTTTTTTCTGCATCTTATCAAAATGTTCGTAAGCAGTCTCGCCAAATATAGACAAAACACCTTCGTCTTTAGAAGCTAATTCCTCACTTTTAGATATGATACGAACCAAAGTATCATACCACATCTTAAAACCAGTGTTTACGTCTGCCACGATCATTTGCCGCTTAGTCTCTTCCCAAACTTCCCCAATGCCTTCCATGATAGCTTTAATAGCTTCAAGGCGGCCTTCTTGCTGCTTCAAGCCAGCAATTTGTTCTTCAGTAAGAATACCAAGATGTTTGGCAGTACGGATAAGAATATTTGTTGTCCGCATCTGGCCTTGCATTAAGGCTTGCAATTCCTGCCGGACTTGGCGGGTAGTTGATCCAGTCGTTTGAGCAACAAGAGTTGTAAAATCAACTAAATTAGCAAATTGTGGAATGAGTTCTTCACCAATGATAACGCCAGCTTGGCCTAACTCATCTAGGCCAGTAGCCAACTCCGAAAGACTAGAAATAGAACGCACGGACGCATCGGCCAAAGCCTCAGTGTTTACTCTGGCTTGTTGGAATGCTTCTGAATAACTTATGGCCTCATCAGAAGCCATAGAGAACCACATGGCAAGCTTGGCCTGAGTGTCTACCATCTCGCCAGCCTGCTGGATACCTTCTTTAAACATCATGCCAAGTTGTTGCATTCCAGCAGAAATACCTTGGATGGCTCCATAAATAGCAGAGAAACCAAGACCTACTTTACCAAATCTTTCCCAAAACTTTCGGAAAGAATTGTATGCAAAATCGGCGTGTTTTTTTACCCTACGGAGTCCTGAGCTGGTTTTATCTAACTCAGTCATCATGCGGCTGTAGTCAGTTTTATTAATAGTATTTTGAAGCCGCATTAATTCTTTTCTGGCATTTCCTATTCTTTGTTCATATTGAGAAAGCTCGCCAGATGTTAATCTCCTGCCATCTTCTTTAAAACCAGAAGTTCGTACTTTTTCTAGCAAACTAATTTCTTCTCGCAAAGCTTTGTGGTAGTCTAATGACCTATATTTTAGTTCATCATAGCTCTCCGCCATATTACGTATTTTTTTATTTTGATCTTCCAATAACTTGGCATGGTGTTCCTGCGCTCTTTCATCATGCCAAGCGTAGTCTTCGGCAACGAGTTTTCTTAAGGTTTTTCTGTATTCTTCGGCAGCAGCGTCAGCATCTCGATAAGATTCAGCAGTTTTAACTCGCAATGTTTGAGCCATTGCATCTTCTTTAGAAAGCATATCATCTTGTGCTTTCTGGTACTGCTTTAGCCACTTCTGAGCATTTTTTACTTCGTCGCTAACTTCTTCTTGTGCCTGTGCAACAGTTGATTTAGATTTTGCTGCTTTTGTTTCTGTTTTTATTTGATCTTTGAGAACATTATTTTGTTCATCGAGTCGTTTTCTTAAAGTATCCGATGCTTCGGCCAGCCGCTTAAATCCTTCTGATTGGTGTCCTTGAACCTTGCCAAACTTTATTATTTGTTTTTCCAGATCAGAAAATTCTGATTTAACTCTTTTTAGGCCAGTAGAAGACTCTCCAATATCCTGAAACAACTTATCTAGCTTTTTTATTTTGCCCATTAAAGAAGCGTAACTATCAGAAAGCTTTTTGGTGGCAGAAGATTGTTGCTTAAGGGAGTCCGTAGCTTTTTTGGCAGCACCAAGCTTAGTTTTTTCAGCAGTCCGTTGGAGCTTTTCTGCTTCTGCATTAAGCCGCTGGAGCTTCTGCTCTGCTTTTTGATCTCCATCAATGACTATTTGTAATTGAGCTAAATCTGCCATTATTTCTTGCCCTTGTTTTGCTTCTGCCGTTTTTTCCGCACTTCTTGATGGCTAAAATTCATGTAGGTCGAGTCGAGTTGAAGAATTATGTTTATTTCGTACTTATGTACTATTTTTCCGGTAAGTCGTATCCACGAGGATATTTCTGTAAAAGATAAAGGTGAGGGGCCGTTCATTCCAGCCCCCCGCCTACTATGCAATTCCCAAAAATACTGCCAGATGTGCTCTACACATGCTGGTATTTCACCTATTGAATTTAATTCTTCATAAGCCGACAAATATGCTTTAGAATCTTCCGGCTGAGAATCTAAAACCTGTTGAAGTGATTTTGCTTTGTTAAAGCCATTTTCATCTGATGTGTAAAGCTCTAAATATTTCTCTAGTGCTTCACACAATTCAGATGTTAGGCTGGCAAAAAATTTGAGCGATCCCCTATAAAGTCATCAATCTGATCTTTTGCCCACTTATAAGTCTTCAAAAACCAACGCACATTCTCAAGATTGCACTCAAGCTCTTTCTTATTGTAAGTAAATCCTTCCCATTCAGTGACACATTGAGCCAAAAGTTCAATACCTTCATTTTCAAGTTCAGCAGACTTTACTTTTCGCATTCCGCGTTTTAGGCGGCGATCTTGCTGCTTTCTAAGAGCCTTCTGGTATTGTTCACTATCAACACCAAGGACTTTGAGTTTCATACCAAGCGGCTCATTAGTGGCAGGATGCTCAAGTTCCATCCAAACACCCTCTTCTGCCGATTTTCCTGTGTCCAAAGTAGTCAGATCGTAAGTCATAAATTATCCTCCGAGTTTGTTTAGGGGGCTATAAAATCTAGCCCCCTTATTTCTAGTTTTTACAGTTTTGTGATTTCTAGGGTTGAATTAGGCGAAGTAGAAGGAATAAGGCCGACAAAAGGCATCGAAACAGATACCGGGCCTTCATCTCCCACATCAAGAGTTGAGCCGCTGTACTTAATCCGTGGCAAATAGAATTGGTAAGAATTGCCACTAGGATCAGACAGTACAAACTGAATGGAAGATTCGGTTTCATTTATAAATTTGTTGAGCATTGTGCTGTCAACAAAATATGCACTCAAAGTTCCAGTTACATTAGCCCGGCCTTCGGCCAAACCAATAGCATTCCTATTACCAATTACCTGCATTGGCGTAATGTTGTTTTCAACACTCAAATCAATACCAGTTACAATGGCAATTTCATCTCCAGAGCTAGTTCCACCCTCATAAATTGATCCGCTAAAAGAATCAAAAGGCTCTCCTGTGCCTTTATCAATTGCGCCGCTCATTGCATCAGCAGTATCTCCGCCTTCAGTAGTATAGGTATGCATTTGCTTACCTACAAAACTGAAAGTAGATGTAATAATAGCATTTGGCGCAACAGACAGGCTCCAAGAGTTGACTACACAGCCGGAAAACTCGTGGTACTGGCCGACAAGAGGAAAAGCCTTTTGCAACCGGAGGGAAGATTGAGTAGTTCCGATTACAATAGAGTCATTACTGGCCCATTCATTAAACATTGCACTTGCGATCAAGTCATCAAAAGCATTGTTCGACAACTCAACACCAATATCTCCAGATACATCATCCATTCCCTGCCGATGGTCCGAAGTTTGTCTATCACTGCGAAGCTCATTACTTGTAAATGAGTCTCTGTTAAGGTTTACGTTAAAGCTAGTAGTACGCAGCTTATATATAACTGGAGAGCTAGCCAAAACTCCCCAGCTATCTTCTACCGCATATAACGCCTGTAAATTCGATCCGTATGCAACCTGAGTTTCCATTTTTTTCTCCTATTGTTTATTCAAAATCATATGTAAAATAATGTACCATTACCGGGACAACATATCGGCCAGAATCGTTGTAAAATCCGGGCCTTATTGTTGACTTACTTATACGTAAAGCTAAGTTAATTGCGGAGTTAGTCAATACCTCTCCCCTAGTAAAGTTATTTATTAGAGTGTCTGCCCAAGTATAACAATCTCCATAACCTTGGTATCTTATCCCAACTACATTTATTAGAAATACGCCGCTCTCATATCTAGGTGCATGTACTCCAATAGTTGGATAGTCTGTTTGGTTTGGCTCAAGATGAGTTTCAAAATATAGTTCATTATCCTCTGGCTTATAGTGCCAATTTTCCCATTGAACACCAGGTATGTTGGGAATAGCTTGTAGGTTTTCTATGAGTAGTTGGTAGATATCCATGTAAGATGATGACATTTTATTTCACCTTTTTTGCCGATTGCACTGCAAGTGCAACCATTGTATGAAAACTAGATACGGCTTTATGCATCATCATATAAGGACCAGTATTTTCCCAGCCCTGGTATTCGGCCTGTCGTGCATATGGAACAGGATTTGTTAGATAATAGGTATCTTCAATATCTAGTGTTTTGGTTACAGCTTCTATTTGAGGTTTTATATATGATTTGGCCTTTTCAGCATTTGCCGCCGCAACCTGCTCATCCTTAAACTGAAACCCTTCATCCCAAGCAGAGGGGCCGCCTTGATATGTTTGTGCATTTGGTGCATTTTTACCAGGAGTCCAGCTACCCATTAAGCGGCCAGTAGAAACACCTGTCTCATCAACAGCAATATCAGACACACTATTAGCTGTTTGCTGCATTACATGATCAGCTTGTCTTTTGACTTTATCTGTCCATTTTTTTACTTGCTTGGCAAACATATTAAACCTGTATCTTGGCAAAGATTTGAAATATCGGCACACATTTCTTTATCTGATGTTCTTTATCACCATCAACTATGTAGTCTTTCAAAATGTTGGCATCATAAGGATCTCTAGGAAG